TAAGCCCTAATGGACTTATCGGGAATCGAACCCGAAGGAGCTGGCTTGTTCCTGAATAGCCATAACCAACGCTACATCTACATTCCCTGTTGCAATATAATCAATCAGCCTGTGTCCTCGGACTACTAAGCTCGTTTTGATTATGTGAAGATTGTCTCACAAAGTCAGACAAAAGTCAACATAAAAATATCATTATTTAAAAAATACATCAGAAGTGTACATGTAAAAACATGTTATGAAATGAAAAAATTACGATTTGCTTTTTTTGCTTTTGCTTTTTGCGGCTTTTTCGGTTTTCTTAGCAAGCCTTCTAATCTTATTCTTGAACGTAAGATCGTCGATGTTTTCGCTGATTACTTTTCCTGACTTATTATACTTCTTTGCTTTAATCTTTAATTTCTTCTCTGGCATTTATCACTCCCATATAAACTGAAATGATTCCATTAACCACATATCTGTTATAAACAAATAATCGTCAAGGTTCATAAACGGACTAAGGATCTTTAGCCCACTACTTGGTATCACTGTAGTAATACCGTCTATATCGTACAGAATCGCCATGTGACGCGTCTTTTCATCTCTATACTCAAATATACCATACTGGAATAAAGATGCGTCTACGCCTCTTAGGATGGCTTCGCCACCCATCCAAAACGTAATACCATCACAGTCAACATCCTTTAAGTCAATCTCACTGTGTAATTTCCATTCATCAGTGCTTTGCTTAACGTAATTTACTTCTTTTCTGGCTTCGTTATATATATCAAGAAATATTTCTGTAGGGCCTGCAAACGAAGTGTGACATGAGATGATTAAGAATAATACAATTAGGATTTTGTATTTCATAACTACGCTATAACATATTAATCATCCTTTTTCAAGAGTTTATTTAACCGGGCAGCTATATCACTTTCGGTAACAGGTTCTTCATGTTTTTCAATCCACTCTTCTAGTGCCTCTAACTGAGGAACATGCGGTTTTCTTATATTCGCCCAAAGCCCACCAAAAGCACTTGCCGCTATCAACCCTGCAAATATATAAACCCACACTCTCACGGTTCCTCGCGTCTCAGAAACTTCCTTTACCAGCCTGTCAATTTTCCCATTTTGAGCCAATTTATCAGCTTTCAAGTTATCAACATCAATAGCCCTTGTGCATTCAACCGGATCTTTTAAATGCCCCTCAAATTTACCTTTTAAATCCTTAAAATCATCTATCAAAATACCGTGAGAAGTTTCCATCTTACCGGTATTCTTATCAATACGGTTTATCTTAGAAAATAATTCATTTATAGCTCTTGCAAAGAACATATCATCTTTCTGTAAAATAAACAATTTTAAGCATAGCCTACACCCCCATTTACAACATACAGAAACCCTTGTATCAGTTAGGCTATGTTTAATTGCTATTCGATTAAAGTGTAATAGCAATAACCACCATCGTCTTCTTAATCAGTTGGGAAAAGCTATTAACCCATGTAAAAGAAGACAAATATTTTAATTTCCCGGTTTCTTCAAGTCAAACTTCTTGCGGATAAGTTGTGTAAGAAGTGGCACAGACATTCCTACCCAAAATTGTGGGGATATCTTACCAGCTCCTTCCCCTGTATACTTATAAGCCAGATACCCTACCAGCGATATAATAAATCCCAAAAGAACACATGCTTCTAAATCTATTTCCTCTTTCTTGTCCATATTACACCTCCATATCTAACAATAAAATTGCTTTAAATCAATCAGTGTGGTTAGTTGCAGTGCCGTTAATCTGTACATAATTGTTATCAGCAATTACCACAAATGTAATATTATCATTCGCACTGTCCGGTGTCCATCCGAAGCCACCTATAGTGTCAAAATTACCGCCGCCTGCAATGGTAGAATAGTTAGCACCACCTTGAGCTATAAGAGTAAATACTTTCCCTGGAACACCGCCTGTTACATCGGTAATCGCCGTTGCTGTGGTATTAGACCCCACTTTAAAGAATGATCCTATACCTATATCAAATGTTGTCTGGTCTGCACCCACATCAACAGGGACCGGTTCTCCTTGTCGCCATCCACCACGTCCATGAGCATCAACAGAAGGCGTAGTATTCAAACTTACCAGCCCAATAGAACCCATAATCGCAATTGCTACGGACAGTATTAATATTCTATATCTTTGCATCACATCACCTCCTTTAAATCAATTTATTGGCTCGATATTGCTTTCAAGCGTGATAACTTTTCTATCAAACTGGCTCTTTTATCATCCTCACCTAAGGCTTCTTCTAAAGACGTAACAGGAGGGACTACTGCCCCTGCTCTTAACTTTATATCTGCTCTTTTCCCTGCTGCCTTTAAAGTATCTTTTGCTGCTGCCTTTAAAGTATCTTTTGCTCCTGCCAAAATACCTGAAGCAGTTATATTCCTGAATTTATCAGTAATCCTGGCAATAAGTCTTTGTCCTTCCGGAGCCGGAATCTTAGATATATTCTTAAGCAAATCAGTCATTAATTCTCTATCGGTAACAGCCTTTATTAATAGTCCTCTCGCTTCATCATTTGTTAATCTGTTTGCAAGCCGTGACATTTCTTTTGAGATTATATTTGCTTCCTGTAAGGACGTTCCAAAGCCGCCACCACCGCCACCAACAACTCTCTTTAGTTTGCTTATTGACCTCAAACCTAACACTCTCAAACCTGTAGATAAAATTCTTGAAGGAATATCACTGATTATTCCACCTTTAGCCGCCACAGCATTAAGTTCAAATGCTATTTTTTCAAAGGCATCACTTACTTGCTGAAACCTTTTTATGTCTTCAGGAGTGAACATCCCTGATTTAATTAACTCTGGTTTCAGTTTATTTATTTTTGACAACATTATTCTTCCATTTACAAACTCTATTCCTTTTTTAACTCCTCTTGCATGTTCGAATATCTCTTCTGCAAATCCAGTTTGCAATCCTTTTAACGCTTTTCCAGTGTTATCTTGTTTTGCTAACTTAACCAAATCTCTTAATGTTTTTATTCTCTGAATACTTGTTGAATTTATTATTGTAGCCATCTCTTCATTAGGATTTGCTTTCAAAAATATACCGGCAGCCGCTTTTTCCTTAACAGCAGAAGATAATTGAGATAATTGAGGAACACCAACTAACTCATCAACACCAGACTGCTTTCTTATCGCATCTTGCAATTGTGCTTTGAGTTCTGGAAATACATCTGAAAGGACAGGATCAAAGTTCTTTAAAAACTTATTTCCAGCATTAACATTTATAACATTCGATCCTTCTGGTGTGGCAGCAATAACAAATTGTGTTCTTATAAAATCCTCAATATTGCTTTTTATTTCAGGGGCACCGCTTAATGCCTGTTCAATAGCCTCTCTTCCTTTTTTACTACCTTTGCCTATTAATTCATCAAGAGCATCTATAGGATTAATCGCCTCTCCTCTCCCGAGTCCGGTTATTTTACCAACAGCACCTTTTTGGAATTTCAAATTTAAGTCTCTTGAAAGCTCAATTGCCTCTGTATACTGAGAGGATAACCCTGCTTCATCAAGGTCTCTTAAAGCGGCTTCTCTTAAATCATCTATTATTCTTATTTTATTTGAAGTTCCGCCTTGCCTTGCAAGTTCATTCCTTTCCCTTCCCAATTGAGAATAAAATTGATGAATGGCTTTTGCAGATGCACTTTTTTTCTTTTTATTAAATAATTCTCCACCACCTAATCTCACTTGCCCTGTTTTCTTACCACCTTTTATTACCGATTTTAATGTCCCAAGCTTTTGTCTTGCAAAAGAACTTACTTCATTTATAGTGCCACCTTCTGTTATATTTCTAAGCTCAGTATTCATCACTCTCATTAAATTTTTACCACTTGAAACTTCTCCTGAAGGCAATTTGTTCCACGCTTCAGACTCAATTGCTCTTGCTTTTTTCAACCCATTCTTAATAATTTTTGTTGCTGACTCACTTAATGCAGCAGGATCTTTAGATGTACTTACTTTACTTAACGCTATATTCGCTAAATTAGCCCTCTTTGTCAAATCAGCTTCAATAAACTCTCTTGCATCCGCAATATTTCCTGATCCCTTGAATCGTCTCTCCAAAAATTTCAATTGCCTGATTCTTCTTGTAGCTAATCTCTGCGCAACTTCAGGCACTTCTTCTTGTACAGCCTGAGACAGCCTTGCCAATCCAATATCACCAGACGCTTGAGCAGGTGTTAAAAATTTACCTTCAGGAGAACCGGCTTCTCTCACAATATTAGATATCGCCCTTTCAGGAGAAGGAGTTGCAGATCTGAGCCTGCCAGTTGCCCTTGTTTCTGCACTCGGAAGTGCCTTTAATCCTTTCCGAACCCCTTTTAATCCTTTCCGAACCCCTTTCTTTCCTGTTTTTATACCAAGACGAACAACCCCACCTTTTGCATAAAAGTTAAGCAATCCCCTTGCAATGCCAGGAGATATACCACCTCCTAATTCTCCAATTGCCCTTGAAAGTACTGGGTGTTTCTGCCCAAATTCAGTTGATTCTAAAACTTTACCACCAACCGCTCCACTTGTTGCAGCAGCTAGTTCAGGGATTAACGCAGCAGGACCTAATAATGGTAATAATGGTGCCGTTGTTCCTATATTTTGAACAATCCTGGATGCCGTATCTTGTGGCTCTTCTCCCGGAGCAAATGTAAGTCCATGTTTAGATCCAAACTCTTGTATCTGTTCAGATGTAGGCAATCCTCCTTCAGTCTTTTTTCCTTCTATACCGACTAAACCTAAAAGCTTATTTTCTCCAGCCTCTAGCAAATCAGTAGCCAATCTCGGTAATCCAAAAAGTCTGGCAACACCAACATTAAAGTTTTTTAGTACTTTTTCCTGTGTTTGTCCAAACTCAGATATAAACCCTTCACTGTCAACACTGGAACTATCTGCAATTTGTTTTAATTGATCTATACTTGGCATATTATTCTATTCCTAATTCATTAAATCTTCTTATCATTGCTCCCGCCTGACCTTTCGTAATATCCTCTTCTGGAATTGATTCCAATTCTTCAATGGTCATTTGTCCAATTCTACCACCCCTGAATTTTAAAGATGCAATAGTTGGCATTTGAGATATAATCCCCAATCTTGAATTTATCTTATTAGTCAAATCTATTTTTTGTTTTTTTGAAACATTGCCCCTGTTTAAGATATCTTGAAACTTAATAATATCCCCCTCAAGTCTCTTTACAAGGTTTATTGTTTTTGTAATATTTGTATCAGGATCTTGAATATTACTCTTTTCATCAATAAGAAAGTCTTCAATGGTCTTAAGTTCTGCAACTGGATTCCTTGCATTAATAGTTAAATCAGCTTTTATTGACTGGTTAAAAGACCTTATAGCATTTTTTGCTTCTGTAGTCGATGGTGCCAGTTCACCGGGAATGCCAAATGTACCAATTAAAGCACTTGCGGCAGACCTTATATTTGAACCTAGTCCGGTACCTGTTAAAATCTGACCAGGAGTAATAAGTAGCCTCTCTCTATCCCTACTGACTTCATCAATAAGATCTTCACCAGATTTCCCAAATGTAATAGAAGCCTCTGATTCTAACGGTAATTTTTCACCTGTCTGTTTATCAAATCTTTGTATATTACCTAAAGAATCAGCAATGATTTTTACCTCTCTTTTTTTTTCTTCTGCTCCTGCCTGATGTGCTATATTCTCTCTTCTAATTCTATCTTCAAACAAAGTTTGTAACTCTTGAATCTCTTCATTTCTTGCCTGTCTTATTGCTTCTTCTTGTTGTTTAAAAAACTGGTCTGTTTCTACTGTCGCCCCTCTAAATTGCTGCTGGGCACCAGTAAGATCCTTTATGTCATTAGTTAATTGACTAGCTTCTTCATTTTCTTGCATTGCAATAGGATTGCTTGCTAACAGAGGATCTTTCTTAAACAACTTCTCTAATTTAGCATTATTTACTTCAATCTGATTCTTTGTATCTTCTATCCCAACCTCAAATATTCTTTTTATTCCATCGCTACCACCAGGAGCCGGATTTTTCACATCTGTCGCTTTTGCAAATGCCCTCTCTCTCATATCGGTAGTAATCAACCCATTTTGAGATTCTCCAGGCAACATGCTTTTAACAAAAGCACCTAATTCTTTTCCCATACCTGGCGTATGCTCATCGCCCCACTGTTTTATCGCCTGATTTTCAGGAGTATCCCAATCACTCTTTTTTGCTTCAGCTTCTAAAGCCTTCTCAATTTGAATTTTCTCTAATTTCTGCTTTTCTTTGTTTGCATTCTGTAAAGCTTCAAATTGTTGTTGTTGCCTGAATTCTATTTGCCTTGACAAATCCAATTTTCCTTGCGCAATATCCGCCTTTCTTTCTAGAACATCTTGAAGAGCTTTGTTTCTAGCCTGTCTTATATCAAAAGACTTATCACTCAATGCCAAAGATATTGCATTTGTAAGACCAGTAGCAATGCCTTGACCTATATTATTTGGCATAACATCCTCCTATATAACACTAAAAAATCCCAAATTTCTTCAATATTCCAAAACCTGCTAATGTTGTTGCTGCCTGCGCAATCCCGCCACGGAATTCAGACCTTCTCTGCGACTCCGCTTCCGACTCGGCTCTTGCCTGTTGCTCTCTTGCAAACTGCTGACTACGCTGAAACTGACTCTCCTGTTGAGCCAATTCTTCTTCTCTCTGTCTGCGCTCTTCTGCTATCTGTGCAAACCGGCTTTCCCTCTCTGCACCAACACTTAACGCCGCTTCAATAGCACCCCTGGTCTCACCTTGTGCCGGTGCCCTGCCGGTAACAAACGCAGTACGTCTTAACTTTCTTAATATCTCATCAGGTAATGTAAAATTAGATGAGCTAACAAATTCATTTGGCATATTTATTTCCTCCCTATGAAATTTCCCCTTTTTCCTCTCTAACGACTTCCCATTTAGTACTTACAAAAAGCGGCTCAAATGGCACTGTTTCGTCATTAGTAATAAGCTTTGCTCCAATACTATGAAACACCCCAGGATCTAAATTCACCCCTTGTGACATAGATGGTATTGCCAGCCTTCTACCTGTTCTTGCCGGTGACAGATTAAAACTGTTTCCCGTAGTCTGCCCATCTACATAATGTGTTACTGTTATAGTGTTAGATGTTGTATTCTTCGCAACCTGCGGTATCTGAACATGTCTTGTCTTTGAGACTAACAATGTACTACCCTGCTGTAATGCCATATCCCCTAACCTGAACTCAGATTCAATATCATTACCATCATAATCTGTCCCATTATTAAGTCTTTGCAAATATCCTCCATCCTCTACACCATAAGTGTAGTTGACACCATTAGACGCAATTATCTCTGTTCCCGCCTGTAAATCCTTATTCGTACTACCAGAAGGAGTCCGGTGTATATGAAGCCACTTATGCCTTTTGAAATCAAAAACAATTTCCTCATTGTTTGTTATAGATGTACCGGTTGGTACAAACATATGCCAATAATAATCACCATTAAAGACATTCCACACGGCAGTTGCGCGACCAATAGCACTTAAATTTATTGCATTTGAATTACTCTGATCAAACAAGTCAGCAATATCACTTGAAATCAAATTAAGACCATGCTCAATGTCAAACATGTACACCCCGTTTGAATGTAACCATACCGCAACCTGCTTAGTCTGTAATGCTATAAATTCAAATCCAATAGGACTTGCTTTCATAGTAAGCGGTGCACTGCAACCAATAGTATTACTTATCGGCATCGGCGGAGTTCTCCAGTTTTCAGGATTATCTCCAAACAAAACATAAGTACTATTTAACTGACACACAACAATAACTGATTGTAGATTCGCAGTGAACCTTGCAAAAATCTCAACTGCCGCTTCAATATCAACATCATCCTTACCAAAGAATATCGGGTCTCCACTATCAGATCCGTTAAAAACATTCACCGTATTAAGCTGTGACGGTATCATGCTGTTTTTATCACCCGTCTGACTACTAAATAACATCAATCGGTTTTTCGCATTGATACTGAACTTATAACCTTGCAACAACTTCTGAACCGGAATATAACTAATGTAGAAGATATTAACTGGACTTGCCGTTAAAGTTTTATCAAATGACACCTTATAAAAATACATCCCTTCACCACCAACAATAGATTGCTTATGCTCTACATTCTCGTCATTAGGATGCCATGTGACGAACCCTGACTGTGCCAAAGAAATGGCACCTACACTGGTATTATCCGTTATTGTAATTGATTGCCATGCTGAACCATCCCAATACGATACAGACATTGTAGTAGCTGCTACCGCATTCTTCTGCCCGGGTATCAACTTGAATTGAAGTCCCTGTAACCTCTCAAAACTCCCTAATATAAGATCAGGACTTGCCAATCCACCTATATCAAAATAGGTACTTATATCGCCACCACCAGCACTATCATCATAAAAAAATGAATCCTGCGAAATACTGACAGTAATATCCTGATAATTTGATGACGCATCAAAATAATACGCTTTTGAAAGCTGTCTTGGTACCTGATTCCACAAATCCTGTAACGGCTGAAACGGCACACCTAAAGTAACACGGCTAAGTGTAGTAAGGTCCGTACCATTTGTAACCTGAACCCGAAACCAGAATCCCAATATTCCCTCTGTCATTCGGGTCTTAGCAACAGAAGCAGTAGAATCAAATGTTACTGTACCTGTCTTTCCCCATGGTGTACCGGATGGAGCCTGTGTTCCATCAGTAAGATTAGATACTGCCTGCCATGCAGAGCCATCCCAATAGTCAACTGACATAACTCCAGCCGCAGTATTAGCAAAGACTACATAAAAAGTAATTGACTCGATAGGTAAAACACTTCCGACATATAATGATACAGTAGGAGTACCAGCACCGTCCTGTTTCATAGTCGCAATATTAGCAGAATCAGTCTTAGTATTTTTTACCTGTTCAGTAAAATCTTTAAGAAAACCACCAGCATCGTCATCATACAGAATAAACCCTGCTACTTTAGACTCCTCACCACCCCATGCCATTGTTTCCTCACCATTACAATAACACATATGTGCAAGAGGAGCATTGCTGAACCTTCCCTGCAACCGAGTTGCCCATGTTCCCGTAGCATCATCTGCGACAAATGTAGCGACAATATCAAACGTATCAGTAGTAACATTCTCTATCGAAAAAATACCGTTATATGAAGTTGTACCAGAAATAACTAATTCTTCACCATTCTGCCTGTTATGGCTCGCACTTGTTACCGTAACCCTTGTGCCATTTTGAGCAAATGCAGTTATTGAGCCTGAAGTTCTTGTATCTGTATGTAATGCAGTTGCGTTAAAATCACCGGTGTTAGGAATAACAGCATTGTTACGAAACACCGTGCCATTATCCTCATTACTATCAAATGATTGCACTAATACATGCGATTCATCCGGCTGAGTTTTCCTGAACTGAAATACACTTTCAATATTTGGAAAACTGGATAAAGCAGTACTGTTAATCTTTGACATTCCCGGCGGGCCCTTAATACCACGATCAGTATAAAGCATATTGATTAAGGTCTGAAAATTAATCTCAACCCCTTCATTATCGCTCTGTACTATTTTCGTAGCATCATAAGCCGATATCAACCTGCCTGTTAACGGCATTGTCAATGATTGCTTCTCACCCATTACTATCTCTTCCTTCTCATATGAACCCCAAATCCCTTGCGATTAAAAGTCTTACTGTAGTTCAAATTAGCGTTAAATGTTCCGACATTAGCAAGCTGCTTATCTGCACTACCTTTCTGATAATCACCACCACGCAACTCATACAATGCCTTCGCATCCCTTAATATCTCAGGAATGAATTGAGACTGTATTCTAAATGTGCGAAATGGAGCAAATACCGGTGTAGGTCTGGCATTATAATATACCGTTATTGTATGGCCGGAAGTTGTCGGTGGCGGATAAAGGACTAACTGTAGCCGTCCCTGTGGAACAATTACATAACTATCACTACTCGTCCAATCAGCGTCACCCCCACCAAAAAGGGCAGTTACCAGTGCCGTATCAGACGTCACCTCAATAACTACCCCATAGCTTCCATTGCTACTCGAATCAACATCGGTCTCATTATGAACCATGTCTCCAACACTTACCGTATCGGTAAAACTTGCTGTTGAGTCAGTCAAAGTACACTCTCCATTGCTTACTGCCCCCGCAGATGTAGTGGTACCACTCACAACAGATGTAAGCGTAGGATGATCAATTACCGCAAATTGACTAGGTATCGCCGTTGATGAGGAGCTGGATCTATGAATAATTTCTTCATAATCCTCATATTCAGGAAAGAAATTAGTAGCCCCGTTATTATACTTGATATATCTCCGTCCATCTTCCTGTACATAAATATTAAGATGATCAGGCGATAAAGTATACTCTGCCTGGTCTGCTACCGTAGTAATTGATTGCGTAGAACGAACACTATTTGTCCGCATTACATAATTATTAGCAGCTTCATTTATATACCGATAACTCAAGTAAGTGTTTATAAATGACGAATTATCACTTTCGAGAAGGTCGTGCTTCAACCTTCTTGACATTTCCCTTCCATCCCACATGTCTAGCCTTTCCTGTTAATTTTTCACTCCATGAGACTTTCTATCACTTCTCTGCATATCTTCTGGCAATGCAGGTACTAAAATCTGATTAGACCTTGGTATAAACCCATCCGGTCTGTCCTTCTTAAGCGAATGATGATCAGGACGAATGCCAAGGATACGCTGTATCATCCATGTTCCCCTTGTCATATCATCTCTAGAAACCATGCCATTTTCATCTATCTTCATGTTACAGGCTTTTGCAACCTCGACTTCAGCTTCATTCTTAAGCTTTATGCATGGTCTTTTAGATAAAAACCCCTGTTTATTAGGATTAACACGACTTTCTCCTGACTTTACTCCCTGGTCATCATCATAACGGGTTGGATTAAGTTCCTTAATTTCATCAACAAAACTATCTACCGTTTTGCTGAGCATATCAAGTTCACGGCCTTTTATCTTTCCCACAGGGTTACTTGCTTGAATCTGAGAGAGAGTACGCTGGATTTTAAGCTTTCTTGCCTTCTTCTTTGCCCTTGCCTTGGCATTGATGAACAAGTTGTCCTCTTCCTGCTTTTCTATATCACGAACAGAATCTTCCATGTCCGCAATAACCTTATCCTTGGTCCACATAGGATTAGTGTTTACAATCTTACCATGTGGCTCTCCACCCTTTTTATCACAATCACCGAAAAAACTTCTCATTGCTGTCTCCTTGATTAAATTAAATAATAACCGACTTTAATAAATAATTTTATAAACCGTCATGAACAAACCCTGTCACGGTTCCTGTTACGGTTCCACCCACATCAGAATTAAAATAATTCTCAAACCAGAAAGTTGTATCAGATGCAATTGATGCAACTGCTGTAGTTTTCGATGAAATGGAGTTATTCCTTATTACTCCTGACGTTCCGGTCAATAGCTCTATTGTTGGCTGAGCATTTACATTTCCGGCAACTCCATTTACCAGTAAATTGTCTTCTATAAGAACATTCGCAGATGCAGTTCTTATACCATTGATATTTGCAGTGCCATAGTCTCCCCGAATGATATTCTCCCTTATAGTAACCCTTGTACATTCGTCATCAATCTTTATTGCACTTGTAGCACCGCCAAGTCCCATATCAATTACATTATTGGCAATAACCGCACCAGTATTAGTCCCATCAAGATAGATTGTTTCAAGGAACTCATCGGTACCGGCACTGTCAACCCCGAATTCACAGTTTATAATACGCGGATAAGTAAAACTGCCTTCCACATTAATCGCCTTCAGTACATCGGTCACACTGGAAATAAACCGCATATTACCGATTGTGACGCTATTTGCACCAATTGTTACCTCTCCTGCCGCTACAGTATAAGTAAGAGTCGGCCTTGCAGCACCACTTCCTACACCCCATATAGTAAGACCAGCGAGATCAATATCAATTTCATCAGCCTCATTAATGGTCTCTGCATGACCCGGCAGCACCAATATCAAACTACCACTATTTGCCGCAGGATTTGCATTAGCTGTCCTTGCACTTGCCCTGCCAATCGCATAATCAATTGTAGAAAACGGAGACTTAAAGTTTCCACTACTTGCAACATCCCTGTCAAGCGTAGAGCTACTATCAACAACAAACAACATCCCGGTAAATAACTGACCGGATTGCAGTTCAATCTGATTCACAATACCGTAATTATTACCCGGCTTACTAAGGTCAATCCCACCACCACTGATTGCAGAAGCAGTGGAACAAGACCCAAATACTAACCCTCCAAACATCACAAAGGCCAGCATGAGTTCCTTCATCTTCATATCACACTCCTTATAAAAGGCTATAAACTTATATTATCCCACTGAAATTAATCAGGTACTACATTCCAATTGATAGCTCTCCATCCTTCAACCTTAAAACCCAGACCAAAACGTGTTCGGTAAGTCTGAATAACGTTCTCTGTCTCTCTATCAATATGAGTGCTATAAGTACCTTTTATTCTTTCATAGAAATAAAAGTTATTCATTAACATGGTTAAATCAACAAGACCCCAGGTATTTACAGAGTATTCATCAAGACGTGAGTAAGGAATAGATTTGAACCTTGTGTTTCCACGTAGTCCTTTATGTGCAGGGTTCATATTCATATCACCGCCGCCATCAAGTCCTTTCTCTGTTCCAATCACCTGCTCAACCTGCCATGTCATCCAATCAGGATGGACAATACCATAGACCTGATTATCCGGTCTGTTAATCCTCTTTCCATTACTCTTTCTATACTGTCTCATATTCCAAAGTGCTTCATGCAAGCCGGAATAGCTGAACGCATTTACCCCTAAATTATCAAATCCACCAAGAACCGCAGGGTTTACATTTGGATCAGTAGAAGTATGACTATTACTGGCAACAGGCAACCCTTCATCGCTACTGTTAAAATCCCAACTTGCAGAATCCATATTACCCCAAAATCTTCCACAATATTCTTCCTTCGTCTCATCACTCGCGGCAACAAGACTCTTCGCATTTGCAAGAACATTGCTATACCCAATATCTTCAATGAGCTTTCTCTCGTCTACAACTTTCAATCCGAATTCAGGGAATACAATTCTACTCTTGTATCCGGGATACACATTTCCCTCTTCATACTGACCGTCAAATGGCACTAATGCCCCAAGATCAGACATCCCTAAAAACTGCACAAATGCTTCTTTTGAGGTTTCAGACTTGAATAAAACATTCTTCATACTGGCAAGAGGCTGAAGCGTTTCGGCCTCATTGACTACTTTATTCAGCTTCTCCTCCATAAATATACTCATCTGTCCGTGAGTTTGTGACATCTCTCTTCCTCCTAATAAACTTTAACAACTATTAAATTGCACTCCGATCAGGTGCCGACCCACACCAGACCGAATAACAACGTGCCGACTCACGGAAAACAAAATACTACTTACGCACGTATACCAAGGAAATGTTCAGGAGCAAATCTACCAACTACATATTCTGCACCTGCTGTTTCAAGGTGCAATTCATCTACATGAAAGTGCATATAATCAGTTGCAGGATTAGCAGAAATATCAATAAAATCTGCTTCAGTATCAAGTTGAACATAACTAATACCAAACGGTCTCAAAGGCACAGTTACAAATGTGTCTCCAACTGCAATGTCATCCTTAAACTGACTGGCAAACGTCTTTACTGTAGAACTGGTATCGGTAGTCTGCCTCATCCTACCCCTGTTAAGACCTGAACGACAATACGACGTTCCTAATCCGGAAACCGGTGTAGAATGGTCATGCGCATCCGCAGTATACCCTGCACCTGTAGCACTTCCGGTAGTAACCGTATTTACTGTTGGCGCAGTCCCCCTTGTACTGTTATAAAGATTTATCCTCACTTTTGAATCTGGTGTAAGTCTCACAATCTGCACCATAGCAACATCGTCCTGTGGCCAATGCCCACCAGACTGAGAACTTGCCCTTGCTGTCTGTGTGGCCTGTGTAACGGTCGCGGTAATCTGTTCAATGCCAACATAATTAGCCAGAGAACTCAACACCCTGGTCTGATTATTAGTAGCGACTACAATACCCATGATCCTTGACTCTTCTGTGGTATTTGCTACACCAGCCGCAACACCATGATTATGTACACCACCAGTACCGAACCTGTCAGTTGCTGTACCATTAGCAATATTCTCACTTGATACCAACTGCCCGATCCTTAAAATTTCACCTGTATTACCGTCTTTATCACGGTCACTCACAGGCACCCACTGCAACTGAGATGGATGAAAATTAACTGCTCTCATGACTAATTCCTCCTAAAAAATGTTAAATAAAAACTACGTTCAAGCCCTCCCCAAACGATTTGCCGACTCCTTAATACCTGCCACTCCAATTTATTGTGCCGCAACTTTTACATCCCCGATGAGATGTTACCGTCCACACATTCTTTACCGGTCTTGCAGTGCCATCTGCACCAGCCATTGGAGCAACTCTATACCCAAAGATACTTCTCTGCACCGATTTCGCTTCTTCCCCTGTCTGTCCTGCACTTCCCTGAGATACTTGCCTTGGCATTTCATAAGTAGATGACATTCTACTATTACCAGTGTCCTCTTCATCTCTTCCTGTTGTATTTATATCACCACAATACCAGCATCTGAGAAGTTTTTCATATTGATACTCTTCTACCGGCTGACCTTCAACTGGAATATGCCTCGACCTCCTTGTTCTTGCCTTTGGAATCGGTACCTTAGTATCTATATATATTGCGTCTTTTCTTTTTTTCATTTTATCTATGTCAATAAAAAAGGGGATATCATGGCATAGTCATCGAGTCGGCTCCGACCAGCCTTTCAATCCCCTGATTTATTGATAATTTGTTTATACCGTTTTATATCATAGCTTCTTCACGTTCTTTGCCCCTCTTAGCCATCATTTCAAGGCCCCATTCTTCAGTCTCACCCAACTCCTTAAGCTGTTTCTTCGCCTCTGCAGAAAGAGTATACGTCTTTTTCCCTGAACTCTTGCTGTCACTTCCTCCGCCACCAGTACCGGCAACAGAACCGCCTTTGAACCCATGTTCTTTATCTGTCCCAAAATATATCTTCATTGCCTTCTTAAAATCTCTGAAAGCATCTTTTGTAGGATTTTTTGTCATATCTCCACCATGATCTACCATGAGTTTCCTTATCCCCTCCTTTGCATCAGAGGAAAGAGGTTTTCCATCAGGCCCTTCATCGTCAAGTAACTCAATCGCCGTTTCTCCATATTCTTTCCAATGTGCCTTGCTCGCTTTATCCGCATCCTCAACATCCTTTTTCTTAGTGTCCTCAATAATCTGCTTTACCTTGTCTTGCGTTATTTCTGTATCTTCATCTTCAGAACCATCATTATTCTCATTTGCAAGACCACCCAACAGATTAGTTAAATTCTGAATATCACCATCTCTATCCTCTATCTGCTGAGTTAATCTTTCTACTACAACCGCATTTTCACTTTTCATCGCTTTAATTAAATCGGCATTTGCCTTACTCTGCTCTTCAAGAGCCTGAGATAACGACTCTAATGTAACCTCACTCCCCTTTTCTTCTGTTACTTCTTTATTTTCTTCCGACATTTTTAATTCCCCTATTTATAAATTTCAAATTATTAGAATAAGATTCATATGCTCCAATTCTCCGACCCCACGTACTAATTATGAAATTAAGTTTATTGTAATATACTGATGTTCCGTTTTTATGATTTGCATCATATATATCTGAAATTGCTTTCTTCTTCGCCTTTACAATCTCCTTACACACCGCCTCACCTACATTAGTACTCATCGCACGATAAAACATCCCTAATTCACTTAACGCATCAACAACTTTAAGTGTCATATTGTTTTTAGATATAGGATTATCAGCAAAAAAAGTACGCTCATCAGGTGATGCAGACACTTCATAATACCTATCATTTAACGCATTATCGTCATCTTTGTGTTTAACTAAAACCTTCTTGATAAGTTCTCCAATCTTCTTCCATGCACTCAAATCATTGTTTTTATCATCAGTCATCATTGCCTTGGAAATATTAATCAGCACATCTTCCATAATGGCAAGATTAATCTCATTCTCAAACGCAATCCCAAACTTACCTTCACTTGACAACATATCAAATATATCTTGAGAAATACTGACATGGTGCTCACCTTTAACCTTTTTCCCAAACTTTCTTTTATACGTTTCATAATCAATCATGCCGACTCCTTAGTTTTGTGGTCCTGTCTGTCTCAATTGCTGTTCTGCCTGTCCCTGTGGTAGCCCTGTCTGATTTGTTGCAGGAACACCTTCAGGCGAAGGCGGAGACCCTTGCCCACCTGAAGGAACAAACCCTTCTTCTTCGTCAAATAACACATCGTTTACATCTTCATATTCATCACCAAGTAATTTCGCTTTCTTAGTGTTTATATAATTAAGCAACTTAAGAGTATTCTTATTCGGTATCTGTTGATTTTGTACAAACATGCCATCTAATATCTGTATCTTTACACCGCGAGAACTCTCTGTCTCTAATGCCTCTGTTACCGTCTTAAACGTATGGTCAAGATACGGATTAAAATCAAATATCTTATCACCCATATCTTTTTCAGCAGTTTCCGGCAATGCAAATTGCCAGTACATCCATCCAATCCTGTCGTATATCTCCATTAATGCAGTGTTATTATATGTCAACCCCTTATAGAAACTTCTTGCGTCTGTACGGCTCTCTGACGCAGCCGTTGCTGTTGCACTGGTACTGGATAATGGTAATCCTCCCTGTGCAGTAGGAAAGCTTGCGTTTGATGCCTGTTGCGCTGTCGTAAGTATTGACATAATATTATTAACACCGGTAATATCATCACTGATTTTAAACTCCTGTAAATCGTTTGGATCATAAGCCTCCATTATCCCGTTTGGTTCAAAATTCCATGTTTTTCTGAACTCCTGTGCTGAATTTGTACCAGCCTTAAGCGTAGGCAATGTTGATAATGTAACCCGATCAATACCCATATTAAATATGCCATTTCTCGCTGTCTCAAGAGGATAACTTGCCTTACCATCACCAAACCCCAAATCTTCAGTAGGGTGAATATAACACTTACCCATAACAATCGGACAATATGGTTCTCCAAATGGAGTTCTAAATGGATATCTCTGATACCTGACAAGTATCTTTTTATCACTAACGGAAACAAACGATTTGATAATTTTCATTAATACTGCATTCTCAACAGGGTTATTCTGTGAATCAACTCCAGGCTTAATTGATACTCCGTCATCATCAACAATTACCCATTCGTATAGATGAACCTCAACTGCCTTTATCGGCTTGAGAGTAGTCCACTTATATACATCAGGCTTATCCTCTGAATCATCTCCTGTAGGTACATCCGTTGCATGCCCTTCTGCTCCTTCCAGAGCCTTCTTTACCTTGTCAAGATTAAAGTATCCCATCAACTCCTCAGTCTCAATCATCTCATTGATATCAGTATCATATTCAATACTCACTCTTTTCTTGTCATTTAATGAATAAGTAATCTCAGGACTGACTTTCACCGTACGAGGATCAAGAACATCAAGGTTAAACCGGTCATATACCACTTCATCGCTGGAAACCTCCATGGCAATAACTGCTTCCTGTTGCCCTCCTTCAACTGGATTTTCAAGAGGTATTGCAGTTGGTTCAATAGACTTATTTGTTATGGTTTTTCTCTCCCACTTACACCTGAAATAGACTTTTCCTCCCATATTCTTCAGTCCGGATGCCCTCATTCGTTTCTGAAAATAATGAAGATGACGTTTATTGAGAACCCGATTAATCAGTTCTTTTTTTGCTTCGCCGGCAAGACGATGCTTATCATCTTTAGATTCATGATAGATCTCTACAAAATCACGCCGCCTGAACTCCTGTGCCGCCTCAAGGCCTGACTGTACAATCATCTCTGTTAAGAACTCAGGCAATGGAGTATTTGACTGCCAATCCTCATCAGTCTGCATCCTGGCAAGATTATACATACTCTGATATAACTCAAAATCTTCGTTATCTTTTTCATGATTCTGGCAATCAACTGCATATTCCGCCTCTGTCTTCTCAATTATTAGATCTTCTATTTCGTCTTTAGTTGGCATTATCCTGCCATCCTCCCTTCAGCATGGAAATATTTAGCATAAGGATTATGTGATTCAAACTCTTCTATATTCATTCTTGCTTTAAACCGTATATCTTTTAAAACCGCCTCTATCGCTGTACAGAAATGACTATGCGCCTGTTCAGGAACACCATTTTTGTTTGTACTCCACTTTGCAAGACTCTTTCTCGTATTTGGACATTTCTCAAAATTTATCCATATCGTAGGAAGATATATTATCTCGCCATCTTTATCTTCCACATTGCTATAAGGCTCTTTACACTTAATGGAATTCCTGAGCCGCTTCTTTATCTCTTCCCTACCAAGCACCGACTTACTATCCCATGATTGCCAGTAGCCACCAATACCTATACCTTTTTTCTTTAAATCCCGAAACTCTTTATTTATATCTTCTACAACCGTTGTATTTACATTACTTTGGATCTTATTCGCGTATGGATCAATTAAATTAAACAAATATTTTATGTTTCCACTCTTCTCTCCAATTGCCTCTACTATCATTTCAGTCGTATTAGTAGCATGAGGCAGTTTCAATTCATCCCATATAAAGAATTCATTAGTAGGAGTCAGTGTCCCAAATATTATACAATGGTCGCTTCCGTATCTTCCATCATGCCAGTCCCAAGACCTTATATTAATATTCACTTCAATTTACCATTGTAAACGGATTAAAGATCTTATTACCTTCATACGTATGAACATTACTATCATATTGAGGAAAAATTCTTCCGCTTATCTGTTTAAACAAACCATATCGCTTTATCTTATTCATTATCGGGTCATCATGAGTCATCAATAAATCTTCAATTTCTCTTTTGTCTATAAGAGTATTATCATCGGTTGCCGCCCAGAATACCGCTATACTCAACTTACTTTCTCTATGTTCTATCTGAGGATATATCTTACCCTCATCTTCTTTTAAGAAATCAACAATAGTCTTCGTTCTGTATATAATCTGTGCCTGTTCAAATATATCGTTAAAATAAAAACTCGTAAAATCAATCGGTGTACACGTTAATAACTGGTCTCCCTTTTCAAACACCACGCGCGCACGCCCATCACTGACTTCATCTTCTCCCGCCTGTTCATCATACCAACAGCTCATTAAATTCTGACCGGTCTTATCAACCATAGGTTGTTTATATGACGTAAAACCAATCTGTATTGGTCCGCGTCCGAACGGATCTTGAATTACCATCTGGGCTGACCTGGTAGTACAGTCTTGCATTACCAGAAAAGGCGGTATTAATTTTCTAAATGCAGGATGTTGAACATTCTTTATTTCAAGAGATTGACCAAATCTGGCCATTGCACCTTTTTTTCTATGATAAATGTCTTCGCCCTGCATAGGTAAACAGGCACTTGCAAACCTGAATATCCTGTCTCTTCTCGGTACCTCATATATCGGCTCGCCACAATCAGGATGGTCACATCTTTCACTACCATCAAGATTAACCATATGCCCAACATGTGGAAACTTATCCATCATGTCCCTTGGACTAAATTCATGGCCGACTTCTTCACCGTTTTCCTTTGCCGTACACTTAAAATATAATACGTTTTTCCTTGCGACACCGTGGTTCCCGAATATACGGTCACAATAATTCCTTGCCGCCATGAACGTCTTACCAAATCTATTTCCTGTAAAGAGACCCAATATCTTAAGAGGACAATTTATAAACTCATGATATAACCATGACTGTATAAAGGAAGTATACCCTGCAAATTGCTCCGCATAGAACTGTTCATCTCGTTTAACCATTATATATTTGCAATTTCCTCTTTAAGCGCAACCCGTTTATTTTCCATCATATCGTATTCGGTTTTTGCATTAGCAGCTTTATCCTTATACATCTTTTCTTCTGCCTTAAACCCGTCTAAAACCGTTTTCAACTTACGTTCATGTTCATCTATTTCTTTACCACATTTATTTATTGCATCTTTCATCTGCCTACTTATATTATCTTTCACCTCTGCCAGTTTACTATTCTCTGTCTTGATTTTATTTTCAATAGAAACAATCCTCTCCTGTTCATCTCTGTACATAGCCTCAAGCTTTTCCTCAAGCTCAAAAAGTTCATTCCTTCTCTTTTCAACAGACTCATCAAGAGCTTTTTTCTCTTTCATCTGATTGCCCATTTCAATCATTGAATTGAGAACAAGAACAACCTCCTCATTTTCTCTTATCTGCTTATCGGTAATATCAATCTGTTTTGCCAGCCGATTCATAACACTGTCTACCAATTTCATGTCCATAATCACTACTCCTCAATTAATTCCAACTTTGTAAAATCACTACTAAATTTATATTTACTTGAGTCTCTCCCTTTTGCATTCATAAACCCCGTAACCAGTAAAACAATATTATCTTCAAGCCTTTTTACTTGAGCCTTTATTTCTCTTACCTGAGTTCTTGTCCTTTTATCAAGTTTTATCTCTTTCATATTGCAATCTCATCATCACTCACCGCATCCCTGGCCTGTTGTTCACCCTCTTGCCTTTCTACATGCTGCACCAGAGACTTCAGATAACGGGTAATTATAATCTTCAGCCATTCTTTTTCTGTATACATATCAACACCATTTTCATCTTGCGGTATAGGATAAATATCTAATATCTTAAGAGCTCTTAATACCTGTGCATCCAGTATTGTCAGTGTTATATTTATATCTGCCATAATATTTATTTAATATTTGATGTTTTATGCTATTACCTTATCTTATCTCTTCCCACGAAATCCCAGGATAAACAGCCGCATCAGACGCCGTTAATCTTATTGCTGCCAATGTCAATATTCCACTTATACTATCTTGTCTATCCCACAATACCGTTTTAGCAAGAAGTCCCTGTTCGTTTCCAGGGTTTGCTTTCGGGCCAGTGCCCACTCCAATGTATCCAGTACCAACTATATGGCCACCACTAATAGCAGTTGCCGAGGTATCATATTCCATCATGCTTGCGCTGGTATCTACATCTACAAAGCTTGCTCCTGTCAATGTAGGATTATGTATTATTTCATAATGAATAGATTCATCAGTAAACAGATCAATTGACTTTGCCAACGCTATTCCTAAGTTCGGATATGTTTGAAATGTGGATTTCGGTCTTATAGAAATAAGTGGAATAAGAGTACTACTCACTGTAACAGAGGTTGTATGTGTATCAATTACTCTTGGCAATCCACCCAGATCTGACAAGTCTTTTCCGCCTTCACTTTTTACCGTACAACATATCGCTTTCATTGTTGCACTGGCATTAGCTGTAATTTTATATCTTAACCCTATGGCATTGTTTTCATCGCCATAACCCATTTCCATATACGTATCTGTTGCATCATTATACAATCTCCAATATACCTGTAGAGATGGAACTTGCCAATACCCACTATCCCTGACATTATCATTAGTTATCTCAGTAAGCTTTGCTGGTAAGCCGTCTTGTACAAGAAAAAAGCGAATACGCCCAACTTTAAGACTCTGAAAATCCATCATTAATATATGTGAATCAGTCCAATCTACTCCACTTGTTGCATTATCCCAACTTGATTGCGCTGTAATAGTTTCAACAACAGAACCAGATATTTTTGTACGAATAAATGTCTCGGCTGTTCCCCCACCAATACCAGCTAAATCTAAAACACCTGTAATGTCTATTAATTGTGAATTACCAGGGGTATAAGGCACAGGATGACTTCTCATAGTAGCGTAACTACCATTGTTAGCATCACTAAGAGATAGAGTCAAGTCCCTTGTATTACCATTAAATGTTACAGTACCATTGTTAGTTATTTCGTCGAAGAATTCATCCTGTTTATCATATACAAACTCTACATCAAGTCTTTGTCCGGTACCTGAAGTCCTCCACCTACCAAATGCGTCTATAGATGTCGAATCTTGAGATTTTATATTTACATTTCTTAAATGACTCATGCAAGCTCCCAATCAGTTCCATCTGACTTTAATGTAAGTGATTCATATTGATCTAACTCTTGAGTTGAAGCACCGGAAATATTTCCACTTGTAGGAGATAATGTAACTAATCCAGTATTTATATTACTAATCGTTATTCTCTTCTTCGCTTTATGTGTAGGCAAAGTCAATGTATATGCCGATGTGCCGTTACATTCATGTAGCTCTACAGTATCAGACATGGTAGCAGTAGTGGTTGACGTTTCTGTCTGTATCATCCTATCGCTATATGTTTGTATAGTACCGCTTGTACCGTCAATCCTTAATCGAGTATTAGTACCGATGGCAGTTGTACCTATCTTGAAATCATCCCCATCACCATCATCAATACCCATTGTAAAGTTCTTTGTGCCAGATAAAGCAAAGGCTAATACAGGGTCGCCATCAACAGCAGCATTACTTATCTGAAGTATTGTTGTTGCATCTGCATCTTCTATCTCAAGCTTTTCTGCCGGCGTAACCGTTCCGAAACCAACATTGCCGTTTTTTAATATGTCCATTAATGTATTGGCACCGCCACCTGCATAAGTATCGCCTTCAAGAACCTCAAACATAGAATCTGTCATACTGTTGTTATTATTTGTGTCTGAAAAGACCCTGAATACAGATAAATTTTCCTGTACCATAATTCCAGCAGCAGGGGAAAACATAAGATCCTGTTTACCTCCCGGTGTCTCTGAAAATATAAGAGTATTTGTCGCCCCAAGGAATATATTCCCAGCTACTTCTAATGCTTCTCGTGGTGTATTCGTTCTTACTCCAAATCTATTATTCGCATCATCATAAAACAAATTTGCGTTATCTTCAGTAACAGAACTCGCACCGGCAAATAATACAGACCCTTCTGTAAAACCTGTAATATCTAAATCTGCAAGTTCCGTTATTCTATGAGGATTTAAATCTATACCAGGCATCTAACGAGTCGCCCCCTTCCAGAAATTCTGTGAAGCTTCACTGGCCACAACATACATTGGATTAAGGCTATCATCATAATCTTGTATATAAATATCACCTTTTGATAAATAGGTAACTGCATTTGAACCATCTGATAAAACGTCTGATTTTCCAACATAAAGAATACCAGCGTTATCTTTATCAGCCCTTACTATCTGTGTTCTTGTCTTCTCAGAAAAAGTCACTTCTACAGGAGAGGTGCCAACAGCCACTTTTCCCCCACCCTCCATATCATTGGCAACTACTTTCCTCCATCCAGACATATTAACCTCTATTCTTTAGATGCATTCTTCTTTGGCTTCTTTTTCTCTACAGCTTTCTCTACAGTCTGGTCTACAGTCTGGTCTACATAGTCATCACTACCGGATAGTTGAGCAGCAAACGCACGTGCTTTATCTTCCGATTTATGTTTACATTTCAACACACCATCTTTTACTACCTGATATTCATCTTTTTTATATTCACTTAATATAACAGTCATAACTCCCCCTGTTTAAATTATTGTCTAAATACAAGTCCTCTTAAACGATTAAACGCTCCATTGCTGGCTGCACCAGTCCATTTAAACCTGATATAAGGTGCAAGTAATGGAGCCAACGCGAATGGAAGATCCGTGTCATTTGTCGTGTTATCAGCAACAATGGTCGTATCATCTACCCATGATGCCACAGGAGATGATTCACTCCCTGTTTCAGTTCTCGGATCAAAATCATAACTTACCTGATATTCAATCTTCGCATGAGTTGTTCCGCTTACATTTGTTACCTGAAACACCGCAGTAATTGTTTCCGCGTCACCAATATAAATCGCATCTGAATAAATAGCCGTTCCCGGAGTACCCGTCACCGTACCACCCTCACTTCTCGGTACGCCACTAAACGTAAGAGGCTGCTTTACCGGCATCTCACATTGTTTTCTATTGCTCATATACATTTCCTCCTTTTAACGAATTCTATCTAATGCAAGTGCCCTGTTCTGTGTAGTGGCCTGCTTGCTTATAAATCCACTTGGTATTATTTTATCTGCTTCCTGACTAAGCTCTGAAATATCACTAAAACCACCACCACCACTGGAAACAAATCCACTTGTTCTAACCCGAGGCTTCTTTAAAGGCGGTCTTAATGCAAACTGAGATGCAACCCTTAGTATTGTCCTTTTGAGATTATCATCCTTTGGCTTCCTTGGCCTATCAGGCCCTTTCTCTTCTTTTCGTCTTGCAATTTCGGCTTTTTGCTTTGCTACTATCTCTGCATTTTTAACAAACTCAGGATTTGACCTGAATAATGCTAAAGCATCAAGTGAATTTTTAATGAGATTAATCTTGCTTTGATTAATCCTCAATGCATCTGCATGCCCACTCGGCGTTCGTGATAATCTGTGTTCTTCTAAAAATATCTCTTTTGAGTAATCAGGCAACCCCAAATCTTCAAATTGTTTTGCGACATTTCTTATTGCAGGACTTATAGAACGTATCTGTTGCTCAAGTGGAACTGCAGCATCTCTAAAACTGCCAAAACTACCACCTTTTGCCCCACGTATCTTTATACCCTGTTCTTTTAATATATCAGGAATAGTAAGAGCCGACAGGCGTATATCTCTCTCGCTTCGCCCACCACCAAACAAACCACCTCCGCCAAATATTCCACTGCTACCAAACAAACCACCAGACAATGCACCCGCAACGTCTCCTTTTATCAAACTGCGAAAGGATTGAACACCAGAAGCAGCACGACCTAAACTACCCAAACTACCAAGATTGTCACCTAATGCCATTTATAAACCTCCTCCTTTTATTCATATTGTATATTAATTGCACCTGCATCAAATGTATCCGGTGTACCGGCAGATGTAATCCTTACTCTATCAAGTTCAGCAGAAAGTGACTTGCTCCCTGCACCCTGGTATGCATCAGCACTATCAGTCCGGGCAATACTGGAATCGCTAACCCATGTAAAAGTTTCCGGATTTTGTAAATACAGAGTGACAGTACCACTATGAGTTCCCGCAGCCACATTCTGCACCGTTATCTTAAACCCGGAAGTCTCTGTTTCCTGTGTGCCGGAATTGCTGCAAGCAGAAGCATAACCTGATGTTTCTACCCCTCCTGCATCACCAATCTGAACAAGCAACTCTCCTGTGCCATCAGTTGAAACACCTACAAGCATTATTACTACTTTTCTTGATCCCGCAGGAACAGTAGTAAAATCAACAGTAGTCCCACTTGTTGATGCCTTTTCAATATCTATATATTTTTTAAGCCCAAATCGTTCATCAAAACTCCAGACACTACCGACACCCAATTCTCCTGAACCGGTGGAATTAGTCTGCAAAAACCCGAGACAACGCCTCCATGACGTATCAGTACCCGTATTATTATACCTGAGAATACCACTGGTATTATCATCAGGATCACTCGCGTCCGGTGCCTGGTCGTCAAATTCAATTGTTCCAGCGTCATTCATATATACATAAAACTCTGTATCTGTTGCCTGATGACTGGCATCATCAACCCAATCCCCGGCAGTTGTCAAAGCAATAGTTGTAGTAGTCTGCTTTCTGATCGGCGTACCATTTACCATTGCCTCACCAGCCTTTATAGTAACAGTTGTCGCACTCGCCCACTCACATTCAAGCCCGACACGATAATTGAAGAAATCAGATACTTTTCCAATCTGACTTCCATTGTATTGAATTGTACCGGTACCTTTAGGTACTAAATTAATGCCTATATTCGTATCATCCCCGGAAGCCGTCATGGTAGGATTACCACTTGCCGCAGCATTAGCATACGTTATCTCATTTATCGCTGACGCCGTTGCAGTAAAATTAAACAACTCAAGCCCATTCGTATCAAGAATTGACGTACCTATTTTGGGAGAGGTAAGAGTTTTATTGGTAAGAGTCTGAATGAAATCTTTAAATACAAATTCGTCATTGCCGGTAAGAAGAGGCAATGTCACCGTTCGGTCAGCCGCCAATTCACTTACCGCAATAATGTATTGATGGTCTCTACTTGTATCATCTATCTGAGGAGTAACAAGAACCGGAGAAATAAGAGTCTTATTGGTAAGCTCTTCTGTCGCATCTTTAAACGACAAGCCCGGTAAACTGAAATGAATTGGAACATCAGTATGCGTAGACTTACTGGTAATCAGCGTAAAAACAGATGAACCGTTATAATCACCGTCATCTATCCACGCAAGGTAGGCACCATTTGAATCGGTAGTAATAGAGGTTATTACATTACCACCTGATTTTGCATCATAAAACGTAGAAACAACTGTAGGGTTAGACGGGTCCGCAGCTAAATAATCATAGATAATAGCAGTACCACCTACAACTATATTACCCGCACCGTCAACATAAAACCCATGTAATGGAAATCTAGAAATCTTATTGCCTCCCCTCGTCTGAGAGCACTATTCTTAAATTAATATAAAATGCTATTTATCTGTCAATTCTATTATCTTCTCTGGCTTAATATTAATATCAGCCATTTTTATCTTTTTTTTAAAATAACGGCACCAATAATCAACAAGTTTTCCAGTTACTGGTACTGGATTCAGCCTACATTCTTCTGAAGCCTCATGCCAATAACAGCACTTAGCACAACATTTATTGTCATCAAATATATCCATCATAACAAGGGAATCTTCTCTACTAACGTACCTACCCATTAGATCTATAATTAGCCCCTCGTTATTAAGATCAGGAAATGTATCATTTACTATTTCTATTATCTGTCTTAGACTTTCCATTTACTGACTCCTCACTGACACTACCGTCAAACCAACTAAATACCACATTACTAATATATTCGGTATCATACCAAAACTAAACTGATTCTGCACTAAATATCCCAACAAACTACTACTCAACGCAATCGTCACCATCCTGTTCCGTCCATACCACGAAAGACGGAAATACTGCACATAAAAAGACAACCAGGCAACCAAACCAATAATACCCGTGTCAACTAATATGTCCAACCACTCATTATGAAGACGTGCCTTTAACGCTCCTACCTCTCCATATTCAGCAATACGATAATTACCATAGACAAGAGGCAGACAATCAGGCCCAATACCAAACCACCTGTTATCCTTAATAATCGAGTAACCAACATGCCATATCTCATGCCTCGTCTCTCGCGCACTACTATATTCAATCAAACGCTTAACCGGAGACTCAGGCAACACAACATTCAAGATAATTATAAAACCAAGAACCACACCAATCAGCCTGAACGATATATAACACCTGCATAACAAAACAAAATACAACATTCCAACAAAAACACCTACAAAAGACGCCCTTGCCTTAGTCAGTACCAACGCATATAACAATAACCCCACAACCAGATACATCCACCACTTCTTAAACTTCAACAACATATAAAAAGAAAGTGGTATAACTACCGTTAAATACGCACCAAAGAATGCCGCCCTGCCAAACGTAGACCCAGGCCATCTCTTATAATCAAGATCAATTACCTTATCAACAGGGTCCATCCCAAATGATTGATACACCCCATACAGACTACAAAGACAGCCAACACCTATAAAAACCCATATAAAACCATCTATATCCTTTTTCTTTACATTACACAATATAATATAAAAAAGAAACACACAAACAATCAATAATAACAACCCGTCATACTTCCGATGAAAACCCCAGAAACTTATCCCCGGAGCTACAGAAGTCATAACAGATATTATCGTAGCAACCAAAACACCTATGACCGCATAGTTAAAACACACACCTGCTTTCATTATTCTAATGCTACCCTTGCAATATTTTTAAGAGATTTAACAATCTGCCTCGCTTCTGGAGTCTTTATTACCGTATCTATGTCAACATCCCTAGATGCGATATAACCACCTAGCAAATGAGCTAAAAACAGATCATACCTTGATATCGCAGAAGGTTTTGGTGACAATAAATCTATAACACCTTCGCCAATACGAGACTTTATATCCTTAATTGTTTTATACTCTGCCTTTGCCTCAATTTCATATCTACTCTCCATTCTCTCTCTCCGACTAAAGATTAATCTTCTCTAATACCGACTTTATTAACCGCATAATTAAGACTTGAAAATATCTTCAATTTGAGATAATAACTCATCTAAAGAGGAACATACTATGTTCTCACAATCACCAAATCCAGCATTTAAAGCAGTAGCCGTAGAAGAGGGAACTAATGTCTTTCTGCGACTACTTATTATATAACCATTTTTTGCTTTCAATATAGTTACTGAAGACTCCATAATACCCCCTTTATAAACCATACCACAAGTATAATACCACTTAACACATAAAGCGCAATAATCTTCGTTAAATCATACGGAGACCATTCTACACGAATATCAAAATATAAAAGAACAACAACAAATAATGCCATTAAAAGATATTTCATGTACCTGCTCTCTCAGGTAATAACTCAATCTCATCATCAGTAACATCCCTTACATCTACATCTTTAATAACTTCTACCACTGACTCATAATGCTTATCCTTCGCCGCTTTAATCAAACCACTAAAAGCAATACCACTAAAACCATTTAACAGACCATGACCAGCTCTTCTTGAATTCAAAACAGATAAACGACGAAACCTGTTATTATCATTACCCATCTTATCCCCTGCCAATTAAAAGATATTTCATGTACTCTTCAGAGCTCTATCAAGAGTGTCAAGCTTATCAAGTATTTCATCACATTTCTGTAAATCCCTCTTATATTCTTCATCCCTTGCCAATATATGCTCACATAACTTGCCAATCACCTCTTCATCCCAACTCAACGGAGTATTATCCCTCTCCTCTACAACACGCCTCCGATAAAAAGTATGGTAAGAATCATGAAGAACTAAATAAAAATCTTCATCATCAGATATCCTTACTTCAAGCTTCCCTGGCTTTGCCATTATCACCCTTCCCGACTAAAGGTCAACCAAACTAAACATATGCGTTTTAATAACCAGGACGCACCCCCTGGTCAATAACCAATAAGATTAGGAGTAACATAGTCATTGCATCCCGCGCCATCAAGACATCACCTCCTTTTAATCTACAAAACTAAACGAATGAACCAATGTATGATGCTTCTTACACAAAAAAATCACATTTAACGGATGATCATAGTTATAATGATGAGCTTCACTCTTTTCATCACCACAAAGACAACAACTCAGCCGCTCTAATGTTTTGTCACGATTAATACGCTTACTCGTACGATCCCTGATCCTTGCCTTGTTCGGATGCTTCGCTCTATGCCTCTTCTGAGATAAATAATTCGCCTCCTTACCACCAGAACAATTACCACAAAACTCTTGAGACTCACGAGCCGTCACAAACTCAAGACCACATACACTACACACCTTCTCAATATCAGGCCGCTTGTAACGCTTATTATACTCCTTAACCCTAGTACGACCCTTCTCAGTACTACGATACCTCCGCATAGCACACCGAGAACCACAAACAGTAGCAAACATCGTCTTAGCACTAAACCTATCACCACAAACAACACAGCTACAATCAAACATTATAAACTCCCCTTATTAATATTAAAATTATAATAAAGGAATTATAACATATTATCTATTTAATTGTCAATATGCAAATTATGTTATTGTGTGGTTTTTTAATAGATAAAGACCATTGCGTGGCTGGGGTAGACATATCAGTATCGAAATCTAAAATCAAAATCTAAGGTACCCACCCCCCACCTATTCATTCACCTATTCATTATTTATAAGAGAATCACACAATACTAACTATGTTATAATCACGACCTATAATATATCTTATAGTGTGTTCACACAACGTATTCATTGAACTTATGACAATTGGTATCAGTGGGGTATTATCATCATTAATCATGGGTTATCTACTCCATCTGAAGGCGTTATATCAATTACATCCCCACTTTCAATCTCATTCTGTCTGTTCTGAAAGTTAAGATAATCCTGAAATGCAGGCGATATTACATTAGTTTGTGTGTTGTTATCACCAAAATGAATTGTGTTGGAGTCTAAAATCCCTACCCCCTTAAGTATTCCAAGTCCGGTCTTATCAACTCTGCTCAATGCTTTTTCTATTTGTTCAGGTGTTTCGTATCTTGTTGGATTATCTTCAGACAGTCCTAAAACGTAGTCATTTAATTTACCGGCTTGTTGTTCAGTTTTAACAACTCTTCTGATAAATTTATGTGCATGATTTTTCTGTAGTGCTTCTTTAAGCCGTTGAGTTAGTTCTTTAACTTCAGGCTTATTCAAGTGTTGTGATACGGTTGGTTGAGAGATTTTTAGTTGTCTGGCTATTTCTGTCTGTTTCATACCTTCAACATGCATACTCTCAATCTCATGTTTTGTATTATTAAGTATTGCCCTTGACATGCCTTGCTGATACCACATTGATAAGTATTTGTCAAGCTTATTTTATTACATTGTGTTAGTTGCCATTGCTTCTGCATAGCATTCTGTATGAGCTGCGTCTTTGTCTAATTGTCCTGGCACCCAGTAATCCATCTGTTTTTTGCAATATTTACAAAGTGGAAATGGTTTAGATCTTTGATATGTTCTCATTTATAAATAAAAAGAAGAAAAATAGGCCAGTCCGGCTAAGGACACGCTTGTTTTGAGTTCAAGCGGAATGGTTCTAATATAGTATACATGGAGAGCTATACCACTGTACTATCAATGACTGCTTTATTTGTGCTTGATGTATAAGGTCTTTCCTCTTTATGGCACATGGCAAGTCATGCCTGACTACTTATAAGCTGATAACAGGCAATATTGATAGACTACAGTATATTGTTGGATCCTGTTATGATGCATTTCAGGCTTACATCTATACGTTATTCCGGTAAATATTATACACGCTATTTATCCGGAACCTTCAACCATGGATGTATTTCTCCATGACAATCATTACACAATGATACTAAATTCTGCTTTGAATTGCTACCACCATTCTTTAACCAGACAACATGATGCCTTATCTCTGCTGGATCCGAACACACAAAACAATCAGGATCCATAGTAACATCATACTTCCATTTATCATATATTCTACGTCTACGAATTAATGATTCGCTATTATAAAACTGAAGGCTTGAGAAACCCTGTAACAATTCTAATCGATTATATGTTCCTTTATTAACACGGATCCAGAACATTTTAATATAAATACCTGGCTTTCCTCTTAGATAATCAACTCCATCAAGTTTAACCGGTTTACTAGTAAAATTATACTTTTTCCTTATTTTTCTGGATAGAGCCATATAAACAAAAAAAGCCTGAAGACAATTCCTGACATAATTATCTAAAGGCTTCCTTGTTTAAGATATAATTACCATGTGTCAGCATGATTTATTTTTTTATCATTTTAGTGTCTGAAAGATGAATGTCAAGGATATTTTTATGTTTGTTATAACTGGTTTGTTTAATGTGATTTATGATTATTTTGTGTTTAGTTGATTTGTCGTAAGTGGTGGTTTGTCACTTTACATACTTTTCCACTATTTCCAAAACTCCTGCTACCGTAAACTGTACTCTTCTACGGAATATGGGGTCATTGTTCCAGAAATGCTCTGCATAATGCTCTGCATCTGGCCACCAATCAGAATAGCTAAATAATGGCGTTATTCTTGAATATTCTAAATTTATAAATGCCTTTGTTAATTCATCTTCTAATGCGGCAATACTATCATGTTTATTTTCAGTCTTTTCATTTTTCATAATCAGTCCTTTCTATTCATCCTTCCGAATGGTAATTGTAGGTTCCATTATTGCAACCTCATCATCACTTATCGACACGTCAGGATGCACTTTTATAAACTTGTCCAATGCCAATTCTTTTGTATCTGCTTCAATTGATGTTTTTATGGTTTTGTTATAATAAACTGTATATCTCATCACTCATCCCACTTAACAACAATCTTATCTTTACCACAATCATAAATACTTGTATTTGATATCTTGTGTATTCCTCCTTTAGCTTTAACCGGTATGTACTTATCATACAAGTGTCTCAGTAGTGACTTATTGGCTTGTGTAGCTTCCTGAAGCACTTGTTGATAGTCTAGTACCTCTTTATATTGTAAACTCTTTATTCCTATTCCTTGCATAGTATTACTCTCCTCTCTTATAGATAACACCGCTTTTGTAATGTTATCTAGAAACTTATAAACAACTAGTTATAATTCACCCGTCACTGTAATTCCAAACCATAAAAAAAACATCTCTAAACCCCAGACATGTCCATGATATTCAGCCATCTTTCTGGATTCATACTTAGTATACGCCCAATAAGGCAACCAACAAAAATCATCAATGTAAAATTCTAGTTTCATGTTTTATATTTGCTCTGTCTCCACATATGGACATTTTTCCCTGTAATAATCTTTCACTCTTTCAAGAACAAATGTTCGCCCACTCCTAAGCCCACCACTAAATACCTTATTTTTATAGTCAATAAAACATTCAGCCAGTTCAATTTGATATGGGTGTAGTTCTGTTTCCGGCTCTTTTTCCCTTAACCATTCCAGGAATTCATCTTTTGTTGGTTTCATAAGTTTTATCTTTACACACTTAACACATCTTTTGTTTATAAATACCTTACTAGATCAGATCAGTTTAGTTCGGTAGAACCCCAGTATATAAAAGAGAAAAAACTTTTAATACTGAGCCTAGCAAACATCCTGACCTCTAATAAGGTTAATTTACCCCACTGAGTCGAGTCAGATAGCCGGCAGTGCGACATGGAATACTTGTACTATAACGAACGGCCCCACCCATGCCCCGCCCGTAATCACTCCTTCGCTTGGTTTTCGCTAAGACTGATTAAACATAGACACAACGACATCGCCGGAGGTGCTAGGCCAAGCCTTGACCGCTGCCCGATCTTTGTTAACGTTCTGTATCTATGCCTGATTAGTCTTGCTTAATCACTTTACAAAAAATACGCTTTTTATTTAAAGAATTTCTATGTACATGATTAATATGACCCATTGCTCCTGAAAGTGAGCTCTTTTCTACAATTGACTGGCCAGCAATATCGCATACTTTAAAATAGAGCCAGAAACCACACCATCTATACTGAGGCCGATACTTATAATTCCCATTTCCGTCTTTGTATACTAATATTCTTGTTTTCATTGCCTCATTCTATGTTTAATTGCCATGATGATAGCCTTTTGCTTCCAGCATATTAACTGTCTTTTTGTAGAAATCCATTACCCCTGCATTATATCCAGCCTTAAATAGCATTTGGCCATAATACCAACCAGCAGAAAAAATAAATATGACTATCAATACGCTTAATACAATAAATCTATATTTATTTTTCATGATTTACCCATAAAAAAAGCCTCTTGCTTCGTAGTATGAGTACAAAACAAAAGGCTTCAGCGTGCATCGCGAAAGATGCAATTCCTTAAATCGTTCTCATACAACGACAATTATTTTATTTAACCCCTTATAAATCATCCAACCGCATTTGTCAAGATAATTTTCTGTGTTTTTTAAGAAATAATGTCATTAATTTTAATCACATTTCACCTCATTTTGACTTTTTGTCTCTAAATATCAAATGGTTTCCCGGATCTATGGAAAACCTGTCATTCTCAAGCTAAATCATTAGACTTACGACACATTTCAACTAAACGGTTTATTCAACTATGACTTATGACTTATTTCATGTCTGTACTACCTCTGTATTGATTCTCAGAGTTTATAAATATGATTGGTACGATAGTTGCAATAAGTAACAATTGAGAAGTTTAAATAATTTTAATTTGTTTAACCTTAATTAACAACACCCACTATTTAACTTTATAGCCAAAAACTTAATTAAGAAAGGTAGTAAGTTAATGCAAGTTAATAATTGTGAGCGATTCAACACTCAGGAAAAATGGAACAAGTGCAGGTCTGAAGCTTGCAGAGTATTACAGACTAAGCGTATTTCAGAGTATGCCAGGGTATGTGAAAATGAATATTGTCAATTTTTAATTGAGAAAGTGAGGGAAACGAAATGACTACTTATAAAGCAACATACAGCCCGGAAGATAACAAACTGAGACTAACCGCAAGCGAGAGACTAGACAAGGAAATGTATTTAAGAGTAAAGGAACTTGGCTTTAAATGGGCCCCAAAGCAAGGAATATTTGTGAAACCTTCCTGGAGTCCTAAAGCAGAAGATTTTTTAATTGGTCTTTGCGGTAGTATCGGCGATGAGGACACAACTCTTGCAGAACGTGCCGAAGTACGGGCAGAACGTTTTGAGGTATATAGTGACAAGAGAGCCAGTGATGCACAACAGGCAACAGAGGCAGTTGAAGCAATCACAGACAACATACCAATGGGACAACCTATATTAATAGGCCATCATTCACAACGCAAAGCAGAAAAAGACGCTCAGAAGATAGAAAGAGGATTGCAGAAGGCTGTCAAAATGTGGGAGACTTCAGAATATTGGAAATATAGGGCAGAAGGCGCACTTGCCGACGCTAAATATAAACAGAAACCTGACGTGAGAGCAAGACGAATCAAGAAGCTTGAAGCAGAACAGAGAAAGTACAAGAAGTATAATAAAGAAAGTGAACAAATTATTGAAATGTGGACCAATCCGGTAAAATTCTTTAAAGACAAAGAAAACACAGAATTGACACTGGCAAGAGCAAAAACAATAGCAAATTACTTTGACCATTTAAGCGTTTACTTTACTAAGGATAAATACCCAAACAGTACTTATGAAGGAGCACAGAGTCTATGGAGCGGATTAGATAAAGGTCTGATTGATGAACAGGAAGCAAAAGCCTTATCTATTCCAAAGCACGAACGCAATATAAAATATTATCAAAGGTGGATTAACCATCTTGAAAATCGGATAACTTATGAAAAGACTATGCTTGATGATCAAGGTGCATCTGACTTGCTTAAACCAAAGGCAAGACCGAAGCAATTACCGATTTGTAATTATAGAGCTGATGAAGTAATAGTTGTAAGATGGAAAGACGAGGAAGTATTACAACAGAAGGAAATGACAAAGGGCGAATATAAGCAAATTTATGCTAAATATACATTGACTTGTGGAAATTCGCATAGGGTAAGAGTTGCGGGAATAGGTCGCCAATTATGGGCGGTATTCCTTACTGATAGCAAAGTACACAAAAAACCGGCAGCCATTACACCGGAACCGGTACAGCCAATTATTACAGAAGATAAGCACAAAGAAATATTAATTAAACCAAGTTACGCAGAATCTACAACTAACTCACAACTTGAAAAGTGTAAAGACATGCTAAAACAAGGAGTCAAAGTTGCTGTATCTAATCAGCTTTATCTAACTCCGCAAGGCATAGCGGAAACTATGGTGATGTATGCTAATATCGAACAAGGCATGTCAGTACTGGAGCCATCAGCAGGAACAGGAAATATAGTCAATGAAATTGTTAAAAACTGTGGAACTGAGTTGACAAGTGTGGAAATCAACTATGATCTATGTACTGCACTTAATACGATGTTATCCGGTAAGGTCGTCAATAAAGATTTCCTTGATTGTAATGGCGATATTGGCACATTTGACCGCATTGTTATGAATCCACCATTCGAAAAAGGATCAGATATTAAGCATATAAACCATGCTTTTGATATGCTAAAACCCGGAGGACGGTTAGTAACAATCTGTGCAAATGGCCCTAGACAGCAAACCGCATTCAAAGACATTGCAACGCACTGGGAAGATTTACCACAAGGCACATTCAAGAATGCAGGAACTAATGTAAATACTGCCTTGATTGTATTAGATAAATAACCTTCAACCAGTGGGGTGCGCATACTATCACGCATAGAAAGAGGAAAAAATGATTGTCAATGGGTATGAAATAAAATCAAAAGCTAACCTGTACAGAGCTAACCTGTACAGAGCTAACCTGTCCGGAGCTGACCTGTACGGAGCTGACCTGTCCGGAGCTGACCTGTACGGAGCTGACCTGTCCGGAGCTAACCTGTACAGAGCTAACCTGTACAGAGCTGACCTGTACGGAGCTGACCTGTCCAGAGCTGACCTGTCCGGAGCTGACCTGTACGGAGCTGACCTGTCCGGAGCTGACCTGTCCGGAGCTAACCTGTCCGGAGCTAACCTGTCCGGAGCTAACCTGTACAGAGCTGACCTGTACAGAGCTAACCTGTACAGAGCTAACCTACACGGAGCTAACCTGTCCGGAGCTAACCTGTCCGGAGCTGAACTGTACGGAGCTGACCTGTCCAGAGCTAACCTACCAAAAACAGATATAATTTTTAAGTGTCGATATCATGTCCATATTAGAAAAAACTTGGTAAAAATAGGGTGTAAAAAACATAGAATTGAATATTGGCGAGAGTTAACAACAGAACAAGCGGAAAAACTTGATCCTGATGCTGGGACATGGTGGGAGCAATGGAAAGCTATAATTCTTACCGCATGGGAAAATGTAGAAGAATAAACTTTAAAGAGAGAGAGGACAACATAATGAACAACAATAATTTTGAAAAACAAGATGGTTACAAAAGGAAAAAACTAAATAAATCTCAGGAAGCAATGAGAGAATGCTTGAGATGTCCTGCGGACCCGGTAACAGGAAAGATACCTAAATTTCTGTCATTAAGCCCCGGCAACAGAGTGTGTCCAAAATGCAGCAATATATTACCAGGCATTAACACATTAAACTTATCAAGAGCCGGAAAAGGTGTTCCGCTAGAAAATGCTGATTTCATGAGCACCACAACAATTTACTAAATTTAATTCTGTATACGCATATATTCCTATTGAATTGGTAGTTAAATACATTAATTTATTAGAAGGAGAGAAATAATTCATGTACAAAATACTTAAATACTGGCTATATGCCACAATTACCTTCGGTATTGTCTCAGCACTCGTATTTTTAGCACAGCAGGGTAGCCATTCTACAGCACAAACAGGTAATGCCATGCTAGACCATGTTGAAATAAAGAGAGGCTCACAGTGGCTATCTTACGAGGTTTTAGGGGAATGTAAATGAAGATAAGACGACCATTACAACCAAAAGGGCATATCAAGTCAAAAAACACATTACAATTGGGATTGTTTATACCACCTGGCAATTACAAGAGGTTATTAAGGCTATCTCTATTGAAGAGACAGAATATAAGAGACAGAATATACAAGATATCTTAAGTGGTCTTGTAAACAAGTACATAGCCAGTGAAATTATTAAAGAAAATAAATTGATGATAAAAAAAAGAAAGGACACATCATGAAAACGATAATTGTTAAGTGGATTCAAGAATGCAGGAACTAATGTAAATACCGCCTTGATTGTATTAGATAAATAACCTTCAACCAGTGGGGTGCGCATACTATCACGCATAGAAAGAGGAAAAAATGATTGTCAATGGGTATGAAATAAAATCAAAAGCTAACCTGTCCAGAGCTGACCTGTACAGAGCTAACCTGTACAGAGCTAACCTGTCCGGAGCTGACCTGTCCAGAGCTGACCTGTACGGAGCTGACCTGTACGGAGCTGACCTGTCCAGAGCTGACCTGTACGGAGCTGACCTGTCCAGAGCTAACCTGTCCGGAGCTAACCTGTCCGGAGCTAGCCTACACGGAGCTAACCTGTCCGGAGCTAACCTGTACAGAGCTAACCTGTACGGAGCTAACCTGTCCGGAGCTGACCTGTCCGGAGCTGACCTGTACGGAGCTGACCTGTCCAGAGCTAACCTACACGGAGCTAACCTGTACGGAGCTGACCTGTCCGGAGCTAACCTGTACAGAGCTGACCTACACGGAGCTAACCTGTCCGGAGCTAACCTGTCCAGAGCTAACCTACACGGAGCTGACCTGTCCAGAGCTAACCTACCAAAAACAGATATAATTTTTGAGTGTCGATATCATGTCCATATTAGAAAAAACTTGGTAAAAATAGGGTGTAAAAAACATAGAATTGAATATTGGCGAGAGTTAACAACAGAACAAGCGGAAAAACTTGATCCTGATGCTGGGATATGGTGGGAGCAATGGAAAGCTATAATTCTTACCGCATGGGAAAATGTAGAAGAATAAACTTTAAAGAGAGAGAGGACAACATAATGAACAACAATAATTTTGAAATATGCCATCCAAACAACAGAGAAAAGCTGAAGCTAATGGAAAGTAACAACCTGCTCCATGAATTAGATATGCTTATTTTAACAGGTGGACATCAAATGCCACTTACACCATTAGAACGCGGGTTGTTAGCCGATATGATATTAAAGAGGAGGGGAAAGACATGAACTCAATAAAAACATTGTACATATTACATCCAGGATACTTCATATGGGGCGGCGCAATATGTGCGGTCATTGGTGTAATATGTATATTCTGTATACTGGCAGTTAATCCGAGAGGAAAGGAAAGTTAAAAGCAATGCCATCCCCTGTGCAATTGTGCCAGGGGTAGCTTGTTTAATCGTTGCTTCTTATAGATAACACCATAAATGCGGTATTATAAAGAAACTTATAAACCACTTGTTATATGCTAATTATTAAGACCTAATCTTTGCGTGGATATTCCGCAATATTTAGCCTTGTTTTCAATACCAATAAATTTTCTACCTGTATTTTGACAAGCAATGCCCACGGTTCCAGATCCCATTGCTATATCTAACACGGTATCTCCTTCATTTGTATACGTTCTGACCATATACTCCATAAGGGCTACTGGCTTCTGTGTCGGATGCACGCTACTCTTTTGCGTATCCTGCTTAAATATCTGAACGCTTCGAGGATACCTGCTTGTTGAGTCATAGCTAACCGTTTTAGTATTGTTACTATAAACCTCAGAGTTAAGCTCTTTCCGTTTTGTAGCAGATTTCCTTACATGCCCATGTGTCATTTGGGGATTGTATGTAGGCTGATTATCATAAAACACACAGACGTCTTCATGAGCTACCATAGGTCTTTTCTTAGCATTAAAATGTCCCTTTGCCGATGATTTTTCCCATACCCAAGAATATTTAAACATACCGAGATTACTACAAATCAACATAGAAGTAAACGGCTGAGCCGCTGTCATAACAATTGGGCTGTTCTTTTTCTTGATATGATTTATTTGCTTCCACATTTGTTCCAGTGGGATAATAGAATCCCATTCACAATTGGTTTTCTCATAAGGTACGTCAGTTAGTATCATGTCAACTTGTTCTAGTTGTGGCATAACCTGCAGACAATCCCCATAGTAAATTGTTATATCTTCTTGCTTGTAATATGGTTTCATTTTTGTGGTCTTAATAAATATCATATAACAACCCATTCGAGAACGACCTAAAATACTTATCCGATTCTTGGTGGTATTTTATGCGTCTCAATTTTGATAGTTATAATTTTAATTGTTCATTAAATGAATATTTATAGATCAACCCACACTTAGTACAGCTTGCACGAAAATTAACAGAAAACTCATCTCCATCAATTCCTATATCATAATCTTCTCTAAGTGTTTGCTCATTCTCAATTGGCTTGTCTGCTTCAAAAACTAATTCTAAATACTTATCTTCTGGTATTTTCCCATAACAATCATTCTTCTTAGCTATTAAATCTTCCTTTTCTTTTTTTGCATTTGCCAGGCATCTAGGACAAGTTACCCAATTATCTGCACTCATTATTTAGTCTCCTTAAAATTATAACTAATCATTTGAGCTAACTATCGTAGCTCAATTCCACGTTATGTGTCTAATTCTTGGATACTACTCAATAATTCTTCAACGTAATCTTCTTGGTAGGTATCTATATCTTCTGCATAAATATGAGTATACATACCCTCAACTGTATCATTGTGTCCCTCATTATACCCAGAATTATATATTCGAGTAATAGCTTGACACATAACCAACGAATTAACATTGACTCGTAATGCACGTGCGATCCAACGCACTATTGTTTTCCTTATTTTTTTCTTATTCTCTCGCATGTTATTCAAGACCTGTTATAATTCCTCTGGCTCTGTGATTACTGCCCAATAATCTGGTTGCCCTTCTTTACTCAGTTTATAATCTGGCTCACTTAACCTATCACTAATGTGATACCATTCTCCTTTTTTAAACTTTGCTACTTCTATGAAATTATTATAATGACATATCAGATATTGGATTAACAAATCGGTATCATCAGGAAGACGATCTTTTACGCTAATCCATTTTATTGAGTCATCAACAGGAATTATAACCAACGAATCAACTTTGACTCGAAATATACGTGCGATCCATAGTATTATTACTTTTCGTATTTTCATGTTCTTCTCTCGCAAGTTATCACTGACCTGTTATTTACTTCATTTCCTTCAATTCCTTTTTCAGTCTATCTATCTCTACTCTCGCGTCAACTTTTTCTTTTGCAGTACCTTTCGCAAACACCCTACCTAATTTAAATATCTGTTTATGTATAGCTTCTTGCGCTGGTGTACAAACAACTTTCTTTTGCTCAGGAGGAGGCACGTATGTATTGTAACTAACTGCTACTTTCGGCTGGTCAACAACAGACTCATATATATCAGGCCATCCCTTATCTACTGATACAGCCAAACATTCATTTACGGCTAATCCTTTACTATGAAACTTCTTCATTTTATTTATGATACGAACAGTGGAAAAATCAGTAAGCGGTTTCTTTTTCTTCACTCTCATTTCCTTGTATGCTTCCCATACGTTTATGTCCAGGAATGAAGGTAAGATCACTTTTTTGTATTTTACTTTTATTTCATGACCGCAGTTAGGACATTTTGACATCACAACCCCTCCTTAAACCATTTATATTCTTCTTCGCTCATATTATCTATTTTTATAGTAACTGTTTTTGAAAAGTCATCAAAATCAATACTTGTATGTATGAGTCTCCATTCAAGTTCTATTCCATTATCATAAAAAAAATCTTTAATAGCTTCATGCTGCCCTTCAGTTATATTTTTCATATTCGCTCCTTTTCTATCCTCTCGAATATATTCAACTTGCCTGATACCATCGCCTTTAATTATTTTATCTGGAAAATCCATTATTATTTATGACTTTCTTTTAGCTTGTTTTCAAATATTGCCCTACTACCTTTATTAATAGTAGATTCAGGATCAAGAATGGCTTTAAAAATAATACCTGTCATTTCTTTAGTATGCTTATTGCTTCTTTCTATCTGTTCAATGCTTATTTTATCTAATTCTTTATAGTGATTTAACTCTTGACGCAATCTGAAATTTTCTTCATAAAGATTAATTACTTCATAAGCAAAATCTATTACAGCAGGAATATGTTGATTTTCCTTCATATTTAACTCCTTTCTATAATTACAATTTACCCTTAGCATTATGTGGCACACAGTTGCGCAAGTAACCATGTGCCACTTTCAAGGTTGCGCCCCTCACTTCGCATAAATAATCAACCGGTTAATGCCGAGCTAACCGTACATGCCGGATGATTAACCCTTGATAATCTTACCTTCTTATAGATAACACCGTAAATGCGATATTATAAAGAAACTTATAAACTCCTAGTTATGTGGCTGTCTTTTTGGTTAAAGGTTTCCATTTGCAATGTTTCAAATCAATTTCCATATACATACAACCATTCCAGTAAAACCAAGCAGGGCCAAAACACGGCTGATCTTCTCCGCCTCCCTCAGCATAGTGGCATTCATATTCCTTTTTTGTCTGGAAGTTTCTAACAAGGATATCGTCGTTTTGTGGGGCAGTCTCCATGGGTTGCCAGCCGGCCACATAACCAACCGCTTCAGATCCGACTGGCAATTGCGCGTCCGGTTCAATGTCTTTCTCGCTTGTTTCTTTTTGCGGTTTGAGGCCTGGAATTTCACCATTACTATTAATTAAATTCCTAAATTTACTTATAGGTTCCATACACTCCCTTTCTTCAGCCAGCGGCTGAGCTATGTCCTGTTATGCCTTCTTCACAACTACCTGTCTTTTTAATAATTCGACAGTGTTGTCAAACGCAGCTTTCAATGTTTCTTGTTTTATGTTCAAAGGATACACACTCCCTGTTCTTCCCATGCCTGCCATAACACAATCTACAATCATATCCAAGACATCAACAAGATTTACATTTTCTGGTATTCCATCATCCTCTAGCAAATGATGTCTATTTACTTTCCTGTGGTTATCCCACCAGCCAGTTTCTTTAAATCCGGTAATAAAATCATGGTGAAAATGATCAATGTTTTCCAATTTATCAAAATCATGACGCTTGGCAGAATCAGTTATTAATTGTACAAAAAAATTCATACCTTTCTTTATGTCTCCAATATGCTGAACGCTACTATCACAGAGTTGCTCTTTTGTAACTGTAGAATAATCACAGGATCTTGTGTCGGCTGTCTTACTTTCTTCAATTTCTATCATTTTTTCTCTCCGTAGCCCGAAGGCATAACAAACCGCTACAGGCTTACCACCATTGCTCGTGCGGTTTAGATTCTAATTGCTTAGTAAAGTTATTAGATCAACCCGGTGGAAGCTGATCTTTGACAGTTATAATTTTATTTATTTTAATCTCTATTGCAATAAAGCCCTATAATAACATCTTCTTTCTGCATACGAAACTCTATAGGCTTTCCATCTAACCATTGAACATGAGATTTGTTTTTAGATGTTATTACCCCCATGCAAAAATAATCGTATTCTGTTTCTGGTATAAAATGAATATTAATTAAACCTACTTCTATTTTCATTGTTTGCTCCAAATAAATAAAATTATAACCCACAAATGAAGCGGAGCGATAGATGCTCTTGTGGTTTGTTACCCTTGTATCGCCCGCTTATCTACGACTGTTATACTCCCAGATAGCAGAGTCGCATGGGAATCTCTCAAATATTTAACAATACATGTCTTATTAAATATTCTATACCACCTAAGAAAGGTGTACACTTTCCGTGTTGCTTGGTACTCTATCTGAAAGTATAACAAGTCACTTAACCTAACTATCGCAGGTTATTTTCATCATTATTCGCTATATAGCTTCACCATTTTGCCCTTACAATCACCTATATCTACGCCACGGTGCGGTACATGCTCTGGTGCAGCTTTAGTTTCTTTATCATCAACCCAATCTACTTTATTACAGGTTCGACAGCCCCATGCAACATGGCGCATAACTGGCTTGTTAAAACATTTTAATTTTGCCACTACTCACCTCCAACGTTATCTAAAATCTTCCTCACTATACAATTTAATTCTAGGCGACCATCGCATAGCCTTACCGCCTCTTTTTAACTTTACTTTACGCCAACCTACTAATTGTATGTGGCCCCCGTTCTTGAGCCATTGAAGGGCTTTAGGAGCAACTAATTCGTCTTGAGTTATCTTTCTATCATGCTCTGAAAACGCCTGACCACATGATTGTATAGCAATGATCTTACCTTCACCCATTGCAACAATGTCAGCAAAGCCAAACATATCTTTGCGTTGTCCAAACTCACCGGCATAGGGATTAAATCTTTCAACAATGGCTGCTTCCCACCCTTGTGATCTAATATACTCAAGAGTTCTACTTGTATTGCTTATTCCTTTTGCCAATTTCACTTTTCCCTATACCACAACACAAATCCGTCCACATAAAACTCATACACCGCTAAGTACAATGGCATATTCGGCGGTATGTAATCAGACCATTCTTTCCATTTATTCATTAAAATCTTCTTATAAACGAAATATAAAAATAAAACATCGATTTACAATCTTTCTATAACTCCTGAACTTCATATATGGATAAACTAATACAGAAAATAAAACCAGAGAAATTATAGACTCATAAATGTACTCTACCGTATTAAGCCACAATTGTAATTTGCTTTCATTCATGTTCAATGTTATAAATGCCGGTGGCAGGACTCAAACCTGCGACCCACCAAGAATATTCTATCCAAGGCATCAATTCCAGGCTAACTAGCAAATTGAAAAGGATCTAGCTCACTCAGCTACACCGGTTATTTAATCTGTAAATTATTGTTCTTTTTCAGAGTAATTCCTTTGAACTCTTTACCTATTTTTAAAGCTGATTTAATCTTAGTCTTATCAAGTGATTGCGTTATTACTTTGAACTCCGGTTCTAAATTACGTATATCAAACTTATCCTCATTTACTTCAATACTTTCAGATTTACGCCATGATAATTGAACCCTGGTATCGTTAATTTTTTCACCATCATTAAGATAAAAATTGATAAAGTTCTTAATCCACTGCATCTTATTATCTCGAACTCTTTTCTTTTGCTGTAATACCTTAATTTCATTTGCAAATGCCTCTGATTCTGCTGACACACTCTTATACCATGAACCAAGGTTTAATAACTTATCAGTCCTGGCACCTTTTAAATACTTATACTGAGCCTCAAAAGGGAAATCTGTAATGTCACCGGAATGCTCCTGTGCATAAAGATTTAAAGCCTCTTCAACTGCTTCTATTTCTGCATCAATTTCATATAACTTCAACTCATCCTCCTATTAATAATTAATATACATGATTAATCCTGACCTCTTCTAATTCTTCCCTCAAGGTATCGATTTCTTGAGCCAATGCCAACACTAATCCATCACCACAACAATCCCTCCATTCTTTGCCGTATCGCAAAGCTCTTACATTACCTGTTTCATCTTGTATCACAGTGTATTTACCATCATAAACAGTCACATTAATCATTTAATCCCTCGCTCTACAAGTAGCTATTAATTCTTTAGATATTTGCATTTTCATTTCTGGTGCATACTTATCTGTATCAGGATTGCCATACTCATTTAACATAAAGAAATCCTTGTAATCAGCTTCACCCATTTTACGTTTACATAGATCATTAACATTATCCCATGTTCTTGGCTTTAACGCGTTGTACTCTTTTTCAAAATCAATTAACTCTCTAGCTCCTTCTGAACCCAACTTTTTGATATCAACTTCCGGATCTTCAAATGAAGGCAGTTCATCATCTGCTTGTTTTTCTGCTTCAGGCTCTTTCTTGAATCTAAAATTCCATTCACGACTTGATTCAATCTTTTTCTGCATTTTTTCGCTAAATCCATCAAATGTTTTTTGATCAAAATTATCAAGATCGAACTTAATCAACTCTCCTATTCTATCAGGACATTCGCTTTCTTTAAGAGGAATTATACTTTGAATATTAGCATATACCTTTGCACCATCCTTGTTATGAATAATATTCAAATAAGCAGGTTTATTAACAAGATCAAATACCTCATAACCTTCCTCTTCTTCTTCCTCTGTAAATTCTCTCCCAAGCCACCCAACAAGTAATGGCCTTAATTTGCTATTTTCACCAATTGTAAGATTGAAAAACAAACAAACAGAAAAAGGTTCACCTGCTAATTCGCCTTCTTTAATTTTACATTCCGGTAATTCAAACATAGCCATAAACTGCCTGCTCCAATTTCCATATTGTTCATTTAGATGACTTCCTCTATCAATCATTCTTATACACCTGGCCTTATGTAAACCAGCCTCTACAATCTCAAAATTTGTATCATCTGCTTTTGCTTTTGGCATACCCTTCCTCCTCTAAATTAATTTGTTCAATTTCCCTCATACATTCAATATGTTTCGGTTCTATTTCCTCAAGACTGTTATAGTATATATCATAATCAGCTTTGCGCACTTTCGTAATTCCCCTGTTGCAAAGAATCTTCTATTACCCCTATTTGATATTCTAGCGCATCAGCCTGTGCATGAAGTATTGCAGCTTCATTAGATTTCACGCATGCATTGTCCCTGTAAGATGTAATTTTACCTCTAATTTTTCCAATAATTTCGTCACAAAATCGAGTAGCCATATTATTTTTCTTCTCTGCCATTATTCTCCTTTCATAAATTAATAATTAATGCGAGGCAAATTGCCGGCCAAATGCCCCTTGCACCAGATCAAAAGAACTAGTAATCGGTACTGACTTCACTTTATCATCCCTGCTTTTTCAGCCACTTCCAAAGCCTTTTTGATTGCTTTCCACGAAGTTGAAGAATCAAGATAGTCTAATTTGTCATTTTCAAAATCATCCCAATCTTGCTTTGCATCTATAATTGGTTTTAGTATTTCTTGAACTACTTTATCGCTTGCCATGATTCTTATCCCCAAGAAGATCTATTATTTTTGTTAATAATAAAATAATTAAGGTAAGCTGCAATCCATATAAAACACACCATACAAAACTCATTCTATCTTCTCCCATTTTTCCATGCTGTATTCACTTTCAAAATAAACACTATCTGCCTCACATATGCTATCAGGCTTGCCACAATCAGGACAGAGCAACCTTTTGCTTTTAGGAAAAGATACTAGCTCTTCCCTTCTTCCTGACCAGTTGCAAGCATCACAATATACTTCGATTTTATCCATGTTTAATTATCTTATACACCTGACAGAGAAAGTGGAAAGGAGCACATGCAACGCTGATCACATGTTATTATTACTCTCTCTGCCAGGTTTGTTTATTTGCTATATTGCTGGTTGTTTATTACGATCTCTTTCGCCTTTAGTTTCAATATTATGATGCCTCCTCTCACATACACAGCAACGAGCTTCAAGATTGTACAATCCGTCAGTTCCCCCCTCTGATTTTGGCCGTATATGATGAATTCTCATTCTTCTTGTATTATGAGAAATTTCACTCTTTTTAGGAAAATGTAATTCTATACCACAAATTTGACATATTTTATCTCTATTAAAAACTTTAATCTTTTTTGTTTTTGAGGGGCTACCCTTTGTCATATCACCTAAACCACCCCTCCCATATCTCTTTCGTGCAAATTATTGTTAATAGTAAAATGAAGATGATCCAACGTAATTTCATATCATCTACCTCGTTCTAACATAGCAACCGGGATCTTAATTGTCCTATATTCATTCTTAGTAAGAACAGCACTGCAATCTTCACAGACAAATACCCGCTTTGAGAATAACCATAAAAATGGTATTGTCTTGAATCTGCCTACAGCGTGTTTGCATTTAGATTGGTTCATAATTATTCCAATAACCTCAATTCTAACTCTAAAATCTTATTATCTTTAATCCGCAATATATCATCATAATCAATCTTTGACACTTCACTGTACCAATAGAGTAGTATTAAAATACCGATACAGACTATTAGGTATATGAGGAAGTTACGTGTTGTCATAATATTTTATCCAAGACTATAAGACGCACAGACCACACCAACCTTCATGCCCTCAACAGCAATACCAATCAACTCAACACAAACATCCTTTGGTTCACACCATGACTCAATACCATGATTATCCCATATTGCATGTCTATCCGGATGAATAAACCTTGCTTTTTCTTCTGTCTCAGCACAAACAACTGCGGAATCATATGTTTCATAGCCATTGTTTACGCCTTGTGAGAGTAGGTATAAGTTCATTTTCCCACCGCCTTAACAAATAATGTCTTTATATATGCAGATAATGTCCTCCCTTGTTTCTTTGCCTTTCTACTTAAATCCTTATGCATTTTGGGCGTAACCCTGATGTCTATTTTTTTGGTACAAGTTTCTTTTTTCATGATAAATTATATATTCAGTAATAATAGTGAAATGCCTCAGATTCGAACTGAGCGAACCAACTCTCATGTCAACCATTTAAGCCCTAATGGACTTATCGGGAATCGAACCCGAAGGAGCTGGCTTGTTCCTGAATAGCCATAACCAACGCTACATCTACATTCCCTGTTGCAATATAATCAATCAGCCTGTGTCCTCGGACTACT